ATCTTTATAGCAGTAGTATTATTAGGTGAATTATTGAAATGAATCTTACTTATTTTTCCTTATCAGAGTTTGCTTCTCCTGATTTACCTGATTCAGGTGTTAATATGGATGGGGAGTTTCTTGCCAAGTTGGACAACGCAAGAGCCATTGCAAACATTAGATTTAAAATCACTTCAGGTTATAGAACAAAAGAATATAACGAAGATTTGCGTAAAAGAGGATATAAAGCATCTCCTGATTCAGCCCACCTTACAGGACACGCAGCAGATATTGCAGCTACAAGTGGAAAAGAAAGATGGACTATTGTTAATGCCCTTATTAGAAGTGGGTTTAACAGAATCGGTATTGCAAAGTCATTCATCCACGTTGATGATGACCCAAGTAAACCAAACAACGTTATTTGGACTTACTAATACTACAGGTAGTACACTATGTCTGAAGGAAAAAAGAAGTTTAAAGACACACAAGTTGGTCAGTTCTTATTAAGTAAGATACCTAATGTAGTAGCAAAGATTGCCGATGATACTGTTGTTGGCAATGTTATAGAAGCTATTATAGGTGGGTCTGAAATGAGTGAGGCTGATAAAGCAGTAGCTTTAGAAAAACTTCGTATAGAAAGAGCAGAGATAGATGGTGTTACAAAACGTTGGGTTGCTGATAGTAATTCTCAAAGTTGGTTAGCAAGAAATGTTAGACCACTCACTTTAGCTACCCTTACAATCGCATATATAGTTGGATGGTTTTTAGGATTAGATACCTCAGATACTTCAGGTTTACTTACTTGGGTATTATGTGGATATTTTGGTGCAAGAACCGCAGATAAAATTGGTGTAAACTTTAAGAAATAATGGCAAAAAAGCAGCAGATAGTAACTTATAAAAAAAAGCCAAAAGTTAAAAGACCTAACGTACACGCAAAGTCAAAACAATCACACTTAAAATCCTCTAAAAACTATACCAAAGGATATAGAGGACAAGGAAGATAATATCTTGTTGAAAAATTATACTCAAAAAAGTTTACATCTTAAAAAAAAAGCGTGTAACTTTGGTGGGTTAGTGGGATAGTATGGAAAAATAATTACTAACTAAATATATAAATAAAATGGAAGAAGATTTAACTATTAGAAAATTAGCAGAAAAAATTGCAGCAGACTTTGCGTTAAGTGTTAGAGAACGTACAGATAGAATATTAGAACTTGATGCAATACAATATCAAAATTTAGGTATTGATTCTACTAAAGCAGAAAAAACTAAAGTTAAATCAGATAGTAAATACTTATACAAACAAATTAAAAATTTTAATGACCACGATGGTAAATTACTATTAAACCATTTAGATGCCTAAAACTTCCAAGAAACCAATTCGTAGTAAACTTGTCAATAAACTTGATGTAGTATTTAGTCAATGGGTTAGATTATCTAATGCAGATGATACAGGACATTGTGTTTGTTGTACTTGTAACAAAAAGTTTCATTGGAAAGAAATACAAGCAGGACACTTTATGAGTAGAAAACATTATGCAACAAGATGGGATGAACGTAATGTATATCCGCAGTGCGTAAGCTGCAACATTTACAGAGCAGGAGAACAGTATAAATATTCAGTTTTTTTAGGACAATTTACCGCAGAAGAATTATATTTGAAAAGTCAAGAGATAGTCAAGTTTAGTAATGTGGAATTGCAGGATATGATTGATGATTATACGGAAAGGCTTAAAGAGATTACTTGATTAATTCTTGTATTTTTGTTCTTTGTTAGAAAGAGGGTAGGATTAATTTCTTACCCTTTTTTGTTTTTATTTTGTTATTGTTAAAAAATTTTTATTAACTTTACACTATGGAACAATATACAAAAGCAGAACTCTATGGCAAGGTCTTGGAACTGCAACACGAGAATGAACAATTAAAACATCAATTAATTTTAAGTTATGAGCAAAGAAGCAAACATTAATCAGAAACTATTTGACCTACAACAGGAGATAGGTACAATTAGCAAGGATGCGAACAATCCTTTTTACAAGTCAAAGTATTTTGATATCAACTCACTTATTAAACAACTACAACCTTTACTTAAAAAACATAGGTTACTATTACTTCAACCTATTGAGGAAGATATGGTAATTAGTAAGTTAATTTGTATTGATGGTAGTGGTGGAGTAATAAGTGGTTTAAAGCTACCTGAAATCAATGACCCACAAAAGTTAGGAAGTTGTATTACATACTACAGACGTTATACACTTTCTTCACTTCTTGGTTTACAAGCTGAAGATGATGATGCAAATGCAGCAAGTGGTGTAACCGAAGAAAAGAAATGGTTAAACCAAAACACACCTGAATTTAGTAAAGCAATAGAATACTTAAAAGGAGGTGGAGATATTTCAGCAATTAAGAGTAAATACAAAATATCAAGTAAAGTAGAAAATGAACTCTCAAAATTGTAAAATCAAAGGAATTTATATTAATTTTAACTATAACAATTATTTAATCACTATTTATGGAAATTACAGGAACAATCAAAGTTTTAGGAAACTTAGAGAAAGTATCGGACAAACTTACCAAAAAGCAAGTAGTAGTAACTACGAGTGAACAATACCCACAGGATATTGCTATTGAATTTTTAAATGACAAAATAGATACACTTAAAAACTTTAAAGTAGGAAATAAAGTCATTATAGGTATTAATTTAAGAGGTAGAGAATACAACGGTAAATATTATAACAATATAGTAGGTTGGAAAGTATCAGCAGATTTAGGAGAGGTTACAAACACCCAACAACAACCTGCAAGAGAAGAAGTATCTGATTTACCATTTTAACATAGAGGGGGGTAATACCCCCTTTTCTTATACTTTTATGAAAAAAATAATGAAAGGCGAAATGCCTGATGACTTTTGGAATTATGCAGTCAATCCTATATTAGGATATTATATAGAACCAAGAGATGAACAAAGCAGACAAGACGAAAAGAAATATTTTAAAATGCCACAAGGTATATGATAGCACAAGCAAAGAACATAGAAAATAGAATACTTGATATAAAGTATGGTAGAATTAAAGAAGGATTAAAGATAGACATACCTGAAATAGATGAGTATTTAAGATTTAAACAAGGAAACTTCAATGTTATAATAGGACACGCTAACGTAGGCAAAACAACTGTTATTATTTATTTGTTTACTTTATGGGCTATAAAACATAATTTACGTTTTCTTATATGGTCAAGTGAGAATACTTCACAAAGTATAGTAAGAAAGATAATAGAGTTTAAAATGGGTAAAACTATTAACCAAGCATCTGATTTATTAATAAACGAATCTATAAAATGGTGTGATACTCATTTTAAAATTATAGATGTAGATGATATAGTTACCTACAAACAACTTCTTAAAGAAGTAAACCAAATAAAAGATGTTTGGGATTATCATTCTTTATTAATAGATCCTTATAACTCTTTAGCAAAAGATATAGGTTTATTTAAATCAGTAGGAGGACACGAATACGATTATCAAGTAGCATCTGAATTAAGATTATTTGCAAAGAAAAGAAATGTAGCAGTATATCTAAATGCACACGGTGTTACAGAAGCATTAAGACGAACTCACGCAAGTGGACACGAATACGCTAATTTGCCAATGCCTTTAGGTTTAGCAAGTGTAGAAGGTGGAGGTAAATGGGCAAATAGGGCGGATGATGTGATTTGTATTCACAGGTACACAAGTAGTCCAACTGATTGGATGTATAGTCATCTTCACGTTCTTAAAGTTAAAGAGAATGAAACAGGAGGTAGATGTACACCTTATGAAGAACCAATAAGATTAAGAATGACAATTAATAATGTAGGATTTGAATTTATGGGAAAAGATTTAATACACAACACAACTAAAGTAGAAAAGTTAATTATATGATAGCAATAGGAATATTATTAGTAATTGCCTTGTCCTTTTTGATAATTGGACAAATCAAAAGAGCAGATATAATATTAAGTCCTATTATGGGTATAATGTTTGGCTTTTTATATCACAAAGAACAATATGAAGATGAAGATGAGTACACCCTGCAATGTTTAATAGGGATAATAAGTATTAATGTGATATGGATAAACCAACTGAATGGCTCGGAAAAGTAGCTGAAAGGCACAAAGAGTGGATAAAGATTATAAATGGATTTGGCGAATACGATTATGCTGAAGATTTAGTACAGGAATGTTATTTAGTTTTATATAAGTATGCAACAGAAGATAAGATTATTAGAGATGGTGTCGTTAGTCGTGGCTATCTGTATATGTGTTTGCGTTCTATTTATTACCAATATTATAATAGTAAAAGAAAGGTTGATAAAGTTTCTATCAATGATGATGACATTACCTACCAAATTCCGTACGATTCGGAAATGGATGAACAAATAGCTTTTGACAAGATATGCCAAATGATAGACAACCATATAGAAGGATGGAGATGGTATGAAAAAAAGTTATTTACTTTGTACAGAGATACAGATTTAAGCATACGAGGATTAGCTACTGAAACTAATATAAGTTGGGTAAGTATATTTAATACATTAAAACAAGCAAAAGACGAATTAAAAGAAACGTTTAAAGAAGATTGGGAGGATTATAAAAATTTAGATTATGACAGAATTTAAAGGAGATAAAAGAAGTAAAGAATATCGTGAGTGGAAAAAGAATCACGCTAATGCAAGTGAAGGGCTTGGAGATACTGTAGAGAAGATTACAAAAGCTACAGGAATAAAGAAAGCAGTTAAATTTATAGCAGGTGAAGACTGTGGTTGTGATGAACGCAAACAAAAGCTGAATGAAATGTTTAGATATAAAAAACCTGAATGCTTAACCGAAGCTGAGTTTGATTTAATTAAAATGGCAGTAGATACTAAAAAGAATAAGTTTACACCTGATGAGCAAGAGTTGTTTAAAAACATTTACGAAAGAATATTCAAAGTAAAAGTAGAGTGTACTCCTTGTAGTTTTGCTAAAGTAGTATGGAAAGATTTAACCGCAGTATATAATCAATATTTATAATGTACGAAATACCAATATCATTAGATTTATATCGTAAGCTAAATAAAGATAGCACACTAAAGAAATACTTTACTTCAAGTTCTGTTGGTAAGTGTATGAAGCTGATAGATGACTATTATTCAAATGCTGATAT